GGAAGCTAGTACAAAAGACTTAGTGAACGAAATCAAAAAAAGAGATAAGTTCAGACCTTTTGCACCTGCTATACTTGAAGAGCATTGTCAAGATTACTTTGATATGCCCAAAGAGTCAAGGTACATGTCCTATGTTTATAAATGTAAGCAACCAAGGGCAATACCTGCCTGTATACACGTTGATAACAGTGCTAGGGTACAAACAGTCCCAAAGGATTCAGAGAGCATTCTGAGACCCATATTGGAGTGTTGGTACAAACGCACAGGTTGTCCTGTGTTATTAAATACATCTCTGAATATCAAGGGAAAACCCATGGTAAATACAATCGGAGACGCAAAATTATTTGAGATGAATTATGATGTCACTGTGTTTTAGTGGTTGCAGCATCACATGGGGTGATGAATTAAAAAATAGATATCAAGAAAGATATAGTACACTTGTGTCAAAACATTATGATTGTAGGCACTTCAACTTATCTCAATGCGGTATCAGTAATGATTCAATCGTACGAACTACGATAAACAATTTAGAAAACTTATCTGCAAAACCAGATGTGGTTGTGATGCAGTTTACCGTGCATCCTAGAATAGAATATTTTACTGACGATGATATCATTCAAAACTGGACACCACAGAGTGTCGGCAAGTTTGATAAGTGTAGAAATTATTATGTCTCAATCTATAATGAAATTATAGGAAATGAGAATATGTGGAAAAACATATTTTTATTCGATGCTTATTGTAAAGCAAATAATCAAAAGTATGTTTCATTCATCGCAGATCATTTTGAGCGTATTGTGGTGAAGCCTGAGAAGTATTACAACAATGATGAGGGTTACTGGAAAAAGATGTGTAGAGACTATAACCCTAATTTTTTACAATATCACTGGTTAGGAACATCTCAACAGTGTCCAGAAAATTATGCTCAAGGAGAGAAAGGTGGGCATCCAAGTGCAAAAGGACATAAAAAAATGGCAGAAAAAGTTATTGAGTTGATAGACGCTATATAAAGTGTTATAATGATTATGACTGAACTCTAATTATGGCTAAAGGATTTAAGGTGGTATCTAAATCACCAATTGAGAAGAAAGATGAATTTGACTTGCAAGCAGCAAAAGCACTACTTAAAGGTAAGAGTGTTGTTTTCTGTTTACCTGGCAGAGGAGTATCATATATCTTCTTGAAAAACTTTGTATCACTCTGTTTTGAGTTGGTGCAGAATGGGGCGAACATACAGATAGCACAAGACTATAGTTCCATGGTCAACTTTGCAAGATGTAAGTGTCTTGGTGCGAATGTGTTGAGAGGACCTGATCAATTACCGTGGGATGGTAAATTAGAATATGATTATCAATTATGGATTGACAGTGACATTGTTTTTAGTGTAGAAAGTTTTTATCGTGTTCTTGCAATGGATAAAGATATTGCAGGTGGTTGGTACGCTACAGAAGATGGGCAAACTACATCATGTGCACATTGGTTGGAAGAAGATGATTTCAAAGAGAACGGTGGTGTTATGAATCATGAAATGGTTGATAGCATTGTCAAGAGACGCAAACCATTTACTGTAGATTATTCTGGGTTCGGTTGGTTGCTTATCAAGAAGGGTGTGTTTGAACATAAGGAAATGAAGTATCCTTGGTTTGCTCCTCAAATGCAAGTGTTTGATTCTGGTGAGGTACAAGATATGTGTGGTGAAGATGTATCATTCTGTCTCGATGCGATCAAAGCAGGTTTTGAAATATGGATAGATCCACAATGTAGAGTTGGTCACGAGAAAACAAGAATCATATAGATACTTGCGATGATCAATGTAACAGAAATGGAATTGTATGACATATACATCAAAGGTTCGCTAGAGTTCAAATCAATTACAGAGGATGAAATGTTGGAAATTACGCAAGAATTAGCAGACGATTATTACAAAGAAGGGTTCCCTCACCCAGACGAAATAGAGGTGAGATACCTCGGACATGAAGACGACCCTCAATAGAGGGTCTTTTTTTGTCTCTAAATAATGATAAATATACCCAGACTATAAAGATCTCGTGCCAGCACAGACTTTTTCACAAGGATTCAAAGATATCTCACTATCTTTTAAGAAACATCCCGTAACGGATGATATTCTTGTGTTGAGAAATGAAGATGCAATAAAGCGATCTGTGCAAAATTTAGTTCGTATTCAATTAGGTGAAGTATTTTTCAATAGATTATTAGGCACAAAAATTAGTGGTTCTCTTTTTGAACTTGCAACATCTAATTATATCGATCCCATAAAGTCTGAGATAGACACAACAATTAAAAATTTTGAACCAAGAGTTAGATTGACAGATGTCAAAGTAATCTCTACACCAGACGATAACGCAATTGATATTACAATATTTTATGACATCATTGGTTTGTCTGCTCCATCGCAATCTGTAAACTTTGTTCTCGAACCAACTAGGTTATAATGGCACTTCAACAATTCACAAATCTAAATTTTGAGGACATCAAATCCTCGATTAAAGACTATCTAAGAGAAAATTCAAATTTCTCTGATATGGATTTTGAGGGGTCAAACTTATCAGTAATTGTAAATCTTTTAGCATATAATTCATATTCAACTGCTTACAATACAAACATGGTTGTCAATGAGACATTCATTGACAGTGCAACATTAAGAGAAAACGTCATATCTTTAGCAAGAAATATAGGTTATGTCCCACGTTCTAGAAGGGCAGCGAAAATGGTTGTGGACTATAGTATCACTGGTATAAGTACAAGTGCGACCTCTATTGTATTTCAACCAGGTCTTATAGCAAATGGTGCAGTATCTAATAAAAATTTTCTTTTCTCTATTCCTGAGAAAGTAACTGCATCTGCAAAAAATGGATCTGCTACTGGGACGATAGAAATATTTCAAGGTCAGTATCTTGAAACAACATTCATTGTAAATGACTCACTTCCAAATCAAAGATATGTCATACCCAATAACGGGGTTGATACATCTACAATAAGAGTTGGTATACGAGAAAATAATTCAAGCACCACATCAACAGATTATAAACTTGTTGACAATATCGTAGGTGTGACATCAACATCAAATATTTTTCTCATACAAGAGACAACTGATGAAAAATATGAGATTTTGTTTGGTGATGGGATATTCGGTTCTAAAGTCGCAAATGGAAGTGTGGTAGATATATCGTATATTATTACTGAGGGTAAGAATGGTAATGGTGTTGCAAGAGTTTCCTATAGTGGCACATTAGAGAATGAGAATGGAGCGTCAGAGACTGGTTCTGCAACCCTTAGACCACAGTATGCATCGGAGCAAGGAGATGATATTGAAGACGTAAGAAGTGTTAGATACTATGCTCCTAGGTTATACTCTTCACAGCACAGAGCAGTCACTGCAACTGATTATGAAGCTATTGTTCCATCTGTTTACCCAAATATTGAGTCTGTTAGTGCTTTTGGTGGCGAAGAACTTACACCTCCTAAGTATGGCAGAGTTTATATTGCAGCTAAACCAAAAAATGGTTCTTTCTTATCAGAATTTACAAAAAGACAGATACTTACATCTCTAAAAAACTATTCTGTTGCAGGTATTGTGCCTGAAATAATTGATTTGAAGTTTTTGTATGTAGAGATTGATTCTTACGTTTATTTCAATGCTAACTTCATAAGCGAACCTGACAATTTGAAATCAAGTGTAATAAACTCCATGACTTCTTTTGCAAGCGGAACAGAGTTGAACAAATTTGGTGGTAGATTCAAGTATAGTAAAGTATTATCTTTGATTGACAGAACAGATGAATCAATAACATCAAACATTACCACAATTAGAATCAGACGTAATCTTGTCGCTCAGTTGTTTGTTTTCAGTCAATATGAAATATGTTTTGACAATACATTCCATAGAAACTCCGATAGTTACAATATTAAATCAACTGGATTTACTGTGAGTGGTGTTTCGGGGACTGTATATTTCTCTGATCAGTATGTTTCTGGTGACACAGGCAATCTATTCCTATTTCAATTTGATTCTGATACCACAGTCAAAATATTATCTACATCGTTTGGTTCAGTTGATTACGCAAAGGGTGAAGTGATGATTGACACTGTAAATATAACATCAACAGTTTTACCTGATAATATTATTGAAATACAAGCGATTCCTCAATCAAATGATGTTTTAGCGAGAAAAGAATTGTATTTGCAATTTGACGTAAGTAATAGTAATTTTTATATGAGAGAAGATCCAATATCTTCTGGTGCTAATACATCAGGAACAAGATATAATCCTCAATCAAGTTACAGTAATGGTGCAAAAGTCAGAGGAGCGATTATCGCAAGCACTTCATCTGCTACAACACTCGTGGGTTATGTAAATGGAAGTCCATATTATGGACCGTTCCACACTATGCCAAATGGCAATAAAATGACGGGTTCTAATCACACTTCTGGAAGTGTGTTGATAACAAACACTCCTACAAGTGCCATAGATACTTCAACGCCTTCGAGATCCATGTCCTCGACTACATCAACAACAACTTATTCTTCCTCCCCATCATCTTCAGGTAGCGGATACTAATGATCCAGACTTCAATTACAAAAGTCAAAGTAAACGAGATAATTCAGAGTCAAATACCAGAGGTAATTGATTCAGAGAATCCTCGTTTCGGTGAGTTCTTAAAACAATATTATATTTCACAAGAGTTTCAAGGGGGAGCGATTGACATCGCTGATAACCTTGTTGAATACAAGAGTCTTGATTTTCTCAACAATGAGACACTAACAGGATTTACATCTATCTCATCATACGTCAATAGAAGGGACACAACAATTTTTGTTGACTCTACAAGGGGCTGGCCGAGTCAGTGGGGATTACTAAAAGTAGATAATGAGATAATAACATATACAGGTATTGGAAGCACATCCTTTACAGGATGCGTGAGAGGGTTTAGTGGTATTGAAAATAATAGAAGAACAAACGATCCTGAATATCTAACATTTACACAAACAGGTATAGGCACTCACGGTGTCGATACAAGAGTTGTAAACCTTAGTAATATATTTCTTCAACAGTTTCTAAAAAAATTAAAAAAGCAAATATTACCTGGTTTTTCAGAAAGAAATTTTTTCAATAAATTAGATCAATCAAATTTTATAAAACAAGCAAAAGATTTCTACAAATCTAAAGGCACGGAAGAAGCATTTAAGATATTATTTGGTGCACTCTATGGTGAAAAGGTTGATATGATTCAACCATCTAAATTTATCTTTGCTCCATCAGACGCTCAATACAGAGTCAATCAAGTGCTCATATGTGAGTTGATTTCTGGTGACCCTTTCAAGATAACTGGTCAGAGTATTGTACAAGAGACCACACCTCTTCAAACAAGTGGATCGATCACTGGTGTAGAGAAAGCATTATTTAATAATGCAACATATTATAAAATTGCACTATCAAAAGACACAATCATAGGTAAATTCCAACAAATTGGAAAAACTATTATTACTAAGTCAGCACCAGCTGGATCTACAGTCATAGATGTGGACTCCACAATAGGTTTTGGTGCCACTGGTGTATTCTCTTTTGAAGATAGGGAAATAACATATCTTGGTAAGTCACTTACCCAATTTACAGGTATCACAACACTCCCATCACCTTGTGGTATTGGATCAACTGTCAGATCAGGTATTG